ATTGTTCTATTGTCATGTCCCCACCAAATACATTTAGTCTGTGTCTATATGGAGCACATCTTATAGACCCTATCTCATTGAACAACTTCTTTCTCATTACAACTATATTACCGCATATTATACTACCTCTTGTGTCACCATATTTATCTATAGCGTATGATTTCATACAATTCCACGAACAAAAGTAACCCGTCACTTTGAATTTAGATCGCTTTGAATCGTAATTATATGGTAATTGTAGTGGTTCGTTTTCGATCGGATGGACACAATGCCAGCACCACATTGAAAATAAATAAATTGTTGTCTTTAATTAAATGATAGTACCATTACTCCTGATACTATTTTTGTTCCTTGTAACCTTCTTGGTATACAAAAAAACTCTGGGTGCCCCAGATGAGGATACCCCAGAAGGAGTCGTCAATGAAATAAAAAAGCGGTTGAAGAAAAACCAAGACGAACTCAAAGAAGAGAGTAAAAAGGTTGGTGTCGATCCAGACGAGTTGGTGAAGGCCATCAAGGCTGAAACGGCGCCAAAAGATGGCGTCAAAGAAGAGGACGAAGATGAAGAAACCGAAGAAGAACGAAAATTGAGATTGGAAATAGAAGCGGAAGAAAAGAAGGCTGCCGCGGAATTAAAGGCGATGGAAGCCGAAGAAGCTAAACTATTGGCCGAAGCAAAGAAAGCCGAGGAAGAAGAGCGACGCCTCGAAGAGGAAGAAAAGAAGGCGTTGGCAAAGGGTCAGGAGGCCGAAAGAAAAAGAATAGCCGAAGAAAAGGCTAAAGCGAAAGAAAAGGCGAAAAAATTGCGCGCCGAATTACAAAGTGCGAAACAACAAACCGCAGACAAAAAGAAATGTATGTACAAGAAATCTATAAATGGAAAATGTCCTCCGGGATGGGAAGTAAATGATGCGGGGTGTTGTGATCCCGTAGAAAGCGCCGCAGATAGAAAAGCAGCACAACGAAAAATGATGTTACAAATGGGAAAACAAATGGTAAAAGAAGAATTGACAACAGTGATGGCCAAGACACTGATGAAAAGAGGTGGGAAGTTTATGGCAAAACTAGTCATGAAATTCGGTGCTAAAATGGCAGGTAAATTAGCAGCGAAATTGGCTGTAAGAATCGTGGCGAAGGTGGCTGTAAAGATGGCAGCAATGGCGGCTAAAATGGCCGCGTATGGGGCAGCGGGTCCGGTCGGTGCGCTAATGATGTTATTCGATCTATTGAGTATGGCAGTTGATATTATGGATCTCGGTGGCTACGCTACATTTACATACAACTCAACGAACACAGCAACGCGTAACAGTATCGAATATATGGTTGAGAAGGGTTGTCGCGAAGCGGGTATGGATTATCCACAGTTATTCCCCGTTGGTGAAGCTTTCCCAAAAGAATACGAAACTGTTAATGGTATGATGTTAGACCACTTTATGACGGACGTGATGGATGCCATGGGTTTGGACGGTCGGTTACCGGGTGAATCAACTGCAGAATCCGAAAAACGTAAAGCCGCTTTTGAAAAGGTGGGTGAAGCGTTCATGGCAACACTCGATGAAGAAGGAAACACGGTTAAAGATTTTCAAATGCCAAAAGAAGCGGAAGACATATTTGCTAAGGTCTATGATTCTGTCATAAAGGCTAAATACCAAAAGCGGGATAAATTCATCCACGATAAAATGAAAGCAGCTCTTGGATCTAGAGCAGATGAAATACAAATGTACCCCAGTATGTCTAAACCGGGAACGGTTGGTGTCTCCCTCTCGCAACGTGGTATGAAAAAGTGGAACGATTCTAAACGTAGCGAATTCTTCGATAAATTTGACGCCCTTAAACCAAAAGAATTGCCAGATGACTACAGACAACCCATGGTGGCCATATATACCGACCAATATCGCGAAACGGATCAGAACGCACTCAGACGTGCCAATCCTAAAGAATTTGCCAAAAAACCCGTTATGATTGATAAAATCCTTCCAGAAAAGGTAATGCTCGGTGGGTACTATGGACAATTAGTTGCGAATTGTGAAAAATCGAGAAAGGCGATGAAAACGGGTCAGAGAGTAAATCCATACGATTATGGTGTCAGATTCAATCACGATACGGGTACTTGTACATATACTGGTTCATATTGCAGTAAAATGGGATTGAAACATGTCGGGGGAAGACTCACCGACTGTAAATTGCGTCCGGGTCAAAAAGTTGCCGAAATGATTTTCGGTACAACCGTGACCCGTGGTGCCATCAAAGCGGCGAACAAGTTAAAAAATCGCGCAAAGGACATGTTCTCCGGAAATCCGAAAAAGATGTTGAACGCCGCGTTGGATAACGTGCTCGATCCGTTCGGTTTAGGTCTTCCGCATGTTAAATACGCCAAAAAGGCGGCCAAAGAAGCGGCAAAGGTCGCCCAAAAAGCGGCTAAAGCTGCGGCAGCGGCTGGTAAGGCGGCCGCGAAAGCAGCGAGTCGGGCGGCACAAAAAGCGGCAAGGGGAGCACAAAGAGCTGCAAAAGCAGCCGCGAGACAGGCATCGAGGGCAGCAAAGGCGGCAGCGCGGGGAGCGCGAGACGCGGCAAACAAAGCCGCGAGGGGAGCGGCAAGAGCGGCAAAGGCGGCAGCAAATGCCGCAAAAGATGCGGCCAATAAAGCGGCACGAGGAGCGCAACGAGCAGCAAAGTCAGTAGCAAATGCGGCTAAGAAAGCAGCAAATGAGGCAGCGAAAGCTGCGAAGAAGACAGCGCGCGCTTTCAAGAGTGCGGGAAGAAGTATAAAAAGAGCCTTTAGAAAATTCTAACATGTGACGCGTAGTCGTCCCCATGTATAAAAATATTCATCAGTAGTAATAGTAAGAATGCTTATTATATTTATCATTTTAATTATTTGTATACTAGTCGTATTAATTAATGCCAAAAGTAAGATAAGTTCATTATCTAAAAATAAGCATGATATTACGCCTATACTCCGAGATATTGAAAAAATCCAGGATGTTCCCATCAAAAGAGTGGGAGTGTATAAAACAGATAACCAAAATGGTTCGTGGGCACATGATTTCAGAAAATCTTCCATCGGGGAGATTCTTAGTACATCCGATACAAATGCGCGATTGCAATACAAAACGGATATGGTAGATGATAAACATCCATTATGTAAAATCATGAAACGTCATTTTCGGGGATCGGACTACACAGTAAGGGTTTGTTCCGGAAATTGGGATTTTAAATCGCACTTTGATTGTGACGATAATAGAATAGTATGCATTTATGGTTCAAAGCGGTTCTTGGTCTTTGATATGTATGATCACCCGAACGAATTAGATATTCTTGAATACACCAAGAACATGCCAATCGACATACTGAAGCCATTTTTAGAAAAACGAAAAATAAAGGTACAAGACCATTATTTACAACCGGGGGATGAATTATATATCAGGGCGAGGGTATATCACAGAGTTGAGTCGAATGAGTCCAGTATAATCATAGGTCACGCACCAACACTTAAATGTACGAAGCGGTGTCAGGATAAATTTAATAAAATTTGGCCCAAACAGGGAAAAATTTGTAAAAATAACAGATGTTTAGACTAGATCATCGGCAATTATAAAAATCTCATGATATTATAATATGACCAGCATATATTCGGGTCTCGAAGAATATAATGACGGAGTGGAATATTACCGGCCGTATGGAACCGAAGATTACCAGACCGAACATTATAGAAGCGCAATGAAACTGGCGGGCGCTGCTCGAAAATTAAGGAAATTCAGGGGTTTGGGAAGAGTGGGCGCAAAAATTGGCGGACGTGTCGGTAGCGCGGGCGCGATAAGTGCCGCCATGGCTAGAAAATTCAAGGGTGCGGGCAAGTTGGGTGCTAGTTTAGCGCGGAAAGGGCGTAGCGGCGGTAAAAAAATGAGTGCAGCCGCGGCACGACTCAAAAAATTGAGAAAAGCGCGTTTGGCAGCATCGAAAGCTCGTAAAGCCAAACAAGCTGCCAGACTTAAGAAAATGCAGAAATTAAAGAAAATGAGGAAAATGCAAAAGGCAAAAAGAGCAAAAAAGGCGGCTAAGGCGGCGGATAAAGCCGAAGACGCGGGTCGTCTCGGAAAAGCGGCAAAGCTCGCCAAGAAAGGTGGTAAGAAAGCGAAAAAACTTGCCAGCAAAAATAAAAGATTTCTCAAATACGCAGCAATCGCAGGAGCCATAGGCGGGGGAACTATGTTCTTAGATAAAAAATACAAAGACAGAGATAAAAAGGTCAAAGAGTGTGCGAGTATATGCCTTCCCAAAAACTGGGACGCCTTTGACCAAAAGAAGATAAAATCAAAGGAGCTCCAATTCAAAACACTCGACGAAGTGAAGGAGGCCGGTGCACCCCCCGATCAGCCCGTGTGTACCAAAGAGATGGGTCAGGGTAAATGTGAATCTCATTGCTTAGAGAACTGCGAGAAGATCACAAAATTGGATCTTGGTCCGGTTGGAAATGTGGCGAAAAGGGTGGTCGGTTCGGCAGCAAATGTTGCGGGTAACGTCGCAAAGTCTGGTTTAAATGTTGTGGGTAAAGTGCTCGGGCCCATATGGAAAAAAATTAAAATGCCCTTTATGATCATACTCGTCCTCATTATATTGAGTGTCGTTGCAAGATTCATGCCTAAAGGCCGACCTCGCGCACCCCCTCCCGCCGTATATTAAAGAGATAAAGACATATTTATGTAATGATTCTCTCCATTGATGTCGGGATTAGAAATTTAGCTATGTGTATGCTTAATGAAACATCAAACTTAATTGTTAAATGGGACGTATCTGGTATCCCACCACAACATTCAGATGGTGTCTATGTTTCTTTAAGAAAACATCTAGACGAAAGACCATGGGTTCTTGAACCCAAAATAGTATTAATAGAGAAACAACCGGAGCGCAATAAGAAGATGGTCTCCGTTATGCATTTTTTACATGCGTATTTCATTATTAAACACCCCACCGCCGAAACTATAATATACGACGCCCGTCATAAAATACCAGATGTTGCTGGTCCGGGTAGGTCTCAATATCTTCAACGTAAAAAAGTCTCAATTGAACGTTGTCGTGCCTTTATAAACAGAGACGATGTAAATAAACATTGGGTAGAAATTTTTGAAAGTTCGAAAAAGAAAGACGATTTGGCCGATACGATCATGCAAGCATTGAGTTTTGTAAATAGAGTAGAACCCACGAGTACAAAAAAGAAGAAAAAGGTAACAAAAATTATTCCACGAAAACCAAACGAAAATCAAAAAAATACTAAATATTCTAAATCAAATTTAGCTTATTTACTAAAAAATAAATTGGATATAGAGAAAAATAAAAGATTTATGAAAGACTTACATAGATATTATAAAAATATAGATGAACTAAAAAATGAGATGGAATAAATCTTAATAAGAATCTGTATCATCCGGTGGTGAAGGATATGTAATGTAATCGTATTCACCACTGTTAAATGAAAATTTACCGGCATCGTGTGTTTTGATCGTACAATCACCGGTTGCGTGAGAAATACACGGGAGTATGTAACCCTCGAGACGATCGGATTTAGAAAGAATGCCCGCCGTTCTCTGTTCAATTCGCCCATGAACCATTTTTGACACACAGGTTCCACACATACCAACCCTACACAAATACGGCATTTCGAATCCTTGATCTTCAAGATTATCCAAAATGGGTGCCCCGCCATCAATGTCGTATGATTCGAAACCGTCCGGAGATTCTACCGTAATCTTATAATTCGGAATCCGTTTTGTTCGTGGATGTTTGAACCTTCCATTTTTCCACGAAGATCTACGATACACCCGTGCTAGACTTGGGCGAGTAATCCATGTTTCTGACATTATTATTACAAACAGGTATTAAATCTTTATACAGCATTAAAGATTTAAGTCGTAAGAAATATATAACACAAAAATGCAAGACGATGACGGATTCAGAAAAGTCTTGGATTTTGGATTTGTACGACTCGTTGACCACATGCCTCGGGAAGATTTGGATTTATCCATCGTTCAAGCGGCACGTGTCTCTTATGGAGATGGAACAAAGACATCGCGAGGAAACAGAGGACTTATTCGATATCTCCTTAGACACTGGCACACAACCCCCTTCGAAATGGTCGATTTCAAATTTCATATCAAAATGCCGATCTACATCGCACGACAGCACATGCGTCACAGAACTGCCAGTATAAATGAATTATCTGCGCGATACTCCGTTGTTCCCCGAGACTACTATGAACCGGGTGTTATGAGAGCGCAGTCGGTGGTAAATAGACAAGGATCGGAAGGAGAAGTTGATGTACCGGAAGAACTTGTCCAAAAAGTAAATAAACACTTGGGAAATTCGTTTGACGTATATGAAGAGCTTCTAGAATCTGGATGTTGTAGAGAACAGTCCAGAGGAAACTTACCTCAATCTACATATACCGAATTCTATTGGAAAATCAATCTTCACAATTTATTGCATTATCTTCATCTCAGGATGGAACCGGGTGCGCAGCAGGAAATTCGCGAATATGCCAATGCTATCTATGACCTAATAAAAGACCTCCTTCCCATAACGATGGAAGCATTTATGGATTTCAGAATCAATGCGATCCAGCTCACCGGCCCCGAGATAGAAGCTATCCGAAATGGTGAAACACTGACGTCACCCGGCGAAAGACGAGAATTTGAAGAAAAGCTAAAAAAATTAAACCTTTTTGAAAAGCTGACGACAGAAGGTGGATGCGAAAAACATGATGAAAAAAATAATGTTGCCACAAGTTAACCTGCAAAATGTTATCGATTGTTGCGTCGTCAGCGAGTGGGACTTTGGGTACTACTCAAAAGAGATTCAAGAAGTTTGGTCAAAAAATGAAAAAACAGACGGATATCACCAATATCCAAGAGAAAATGCGAGAAGTCGCACGGGAAGAACAGCGTCGGTCTAGACAAATATTTGACGACCACAAAAAATTTTTCCAAGCCAATAAATCTAAATCTAAGCCGAAAACGAAGAAATCTAAGGCTGTTGAAACCATAGATGTCTTTGAAAAGTAAATTAAACAACCATTATTTTCCCATATTGTTTTCCAATATGTAAAAATAATATTACTTTTGTGATGACATAGTAAGCCATATAGACGTAGCCACGCACAAGATTGTCAGTGGGGTGTGTTCAGTTTGTGCGGCAAGAATAGACACTAATATACTATATTGCGCAAATCTAACCTCTCTTCCGGTCTTATTCATCATGCGCTTCATCTGTGCCCGTGATTTTTCTAATCCCAATACAGCCGTACTTATATCTCTCACTCTACTTGGCATTTCCGTGGTGGTTGATATCATTTCCCCTAAAGATATAGCGTCCTCTATCTCATCTTGTATCATAGGCTCTAGATACGTAAAATAATTGAAATCGGGATCCAATTCCTTACATATTCCCTCTATAATACTAAAGCTTTTAGCTAAGTATATAAAACTCGACGGAACAGTAAATGGCTTTTCTTGTGCTAATTGGGCTGCAAAATCGTCATTTACGATCACACCACCATCCAAAGTTTCGAGATAATTTAGTATAGAACGGAAAAATGCCGCAATATCTGTTAATTCGGAAGATGTAGGGACGATTACACCCATCTCTACTAATTCATTTACTATGGCTGTAGTATCCTTATTTATTATATGTACAAGTATATTCGTAAATCCTTCACGAAGTCGCTCGGATATAATTATCAGAAGTCCAAAATCGTAAAAGACTAACTTCCCAGTCTTTTCGGAAATACCCAAATTTCCGGGATGGGGATCCCCATGAAAGAATCCCTTATCCATAGTTTGAATCAGGTATGAATTTATTATAGCTTCACATACCTTCTTTTTATTGATCTTCTTATTTGTCAGTTCGGTTACTTTAGTTGATTCTACATATTCCATTACAATTCTGTCTTGATTTGACAGATTTTTATACACTTTGGGAACTTTAATCCATGATACACCTTTCATTCCCTTTCTAAATTTTACAGCATTGTCTATTTCTTGTTCATAATCCGCCTCCCCTAATAAATAATCTACAGACTCTTCTAAAGCAATACCCGTACCCGTCCCGGTATCTACACCTAGCCACTCCAAAAACCTAACAATTTCCATTACATTATCTGTATCGGTTTTGAGTATTTCGTATATGTTGGGTCTTTTAATCTTAACAACTACATCTTTTCCAGTTTTTAACCTAGCTCTATGTACCTGACCTATACTCGCCGATTTATATGGTTTTAAATCAAACTCCTCAAAATCCCCCATATCTACCATTCCTTCTACCGGCATGGCCGGAACTGCGTCCTGTAGAGATTCTAATTCCCGTGTAAATTCTGGTTGAAATAAATCACCACGGGAACTAGCAATCTGACCTAATTTTACAAATGTGGGACCCAATTTAATAAGCTCACCGCAAGTCCATCTACCAAGTTCTCCCTGGTCTTTAACAGTTTTAGATTTCCATAAATATCTACCGGCAAATTTCCAGGTCTTTATTTTTTGTTTAGATGGTTTTCTTGGTAAAACTGGTAATGAGGGAATCTTTAAACTACCTGAATGTATAACCATACCTATAGTATCATTAGGTTTTTTATTTTTTAAATTAAAATATTTATACATAGTACAATGATTATCCCCAAAGACTTCCTTGGACCGGTGTCCAGGCCGATTGAACGTGGTCTCAGAGTTCCGTTAATTTTTACTCTGTTGGTACTTTACCAGGGTCTTTTCTCCGGTAATGCGATTACCATTCCCAAGAACGTCCAAAAATTATTTGACAGCCAGACCTTCCGCTTCGTCTCCCTCATGATGATCGCGCTCACCGCCAGTCAGGACATCGAAGTTGCTTTGGTTTCGGTCTTGGTATTCTTGGGTATTTTGTATGCTTTCAAGACGAAGGAAGAACGCAAGAAAACTGGGTTCATTTAAAAATGTAGATATACATTAGAATGAGAATTCACATAATCGGAGCAGGCCCATCGGGGCTGTCCGTTGCATGGGAACTTCTCAACTTTACAAATCACGAAGTGGTAATTTATGACAAGAAGGAAGATGCGGGCGGTTCATGGTGGGAACCGAGTACAGAGTACAGAGATTTGCATTCTCATAAATTAGCATTTGGTTCGTATGTTAATTTTAAAAGCTCTCTCAAAGAGATGGGTATAAATTGGGACGATTTATTCGTTCGAAATTACTATGACTATTCGTTTATTTTAAAAAATATGCTGTTAAAGGACTATCTGACTCTTGGAGATCTCTATCTCAAAGCCATGATCAATCCGGGTAGATATACGAAAATATCTCTCGAAGATGCCACAAAAACTCGTATGTCCAAATCCGGAAAGCGGGTTCTTCGTGCGATGACGCACCAAATCGATGGTGTTGGGTGGGATACAATGTCAGTGTTTGGTCTCATGGGTAGTTTTGATCACGTGAGTCTTTCACAACAATACACACAACGTGTATCTGGATTGGTTATGGGTCAGGCCATGAAGAAAGCATTAATAGAAAAGGGTGCAAAATTCAAATTTAACAAGACACTCGAAAAGGTTGAATATGGAGACGATTCCTATATAGGAACATTTAGTGATGGAATGGAGATAAACGACGGTATGTTGGTTATGTGTGTGGATCACGAACCAGCTCTCAAATTAATAAAAGATAATTGGGGTTCCGATGCAGTGAAACAAATTAGTGAAAGTGCGTATGGAGCCATAAACGTATTATTAGATTACGATCAACCCATTAAAATAGACGACGATTTATACATATCGATGCATACTCCGTGGAAACTTTACCCGGTTGTACTGGCAGACGGTAAGACCATATCATGTACGATGGTAACTCTCACCGACGAGATAATGAAAACAGATCCAGAAAAATTCTTAAAAGAGGTATGGAAACAGCTCAAAAATGTAGGTGTCCCCAAACCCAAAAATATGCGTTTTAGTTGGGGATCGACATGGACCGGCGAAAAATGGAGAATCAATCAATCGTCCGGTGTTTTGAGTGTCCATGGACAAGTTCCATATTTTGGAAAGTGTAAAAAGGTTGCGTTGTGTGGATTGATGTCTCCGAGAGATACTCCGTACTCTAGTATAGAAGGAGGCACAGAAGTAGGAAGAACGTTTTGTCATCAAACGTTTGGAACACGCAAAGCACTCAAACCGTTAAAAATGTCACACGTCTTACTTTTCATAATAATAATACTTATAGCTTATGGAATAATAAAAAATAGAAAACAATGAAGTTCTTATGTCACGTTCATCAATCGATGTATGAACACAATGACAAAAAGTACATGAGAATTCTATTGGCTAGAACCTCATCTGAAATTATTCAACGTATGCATGAAAGAAATGCCCATAAATTGAATAATTCTATTATAGAAGATCCTCTCGATGGAAAGATCTTGACCGTAAAAGTACCATTTCGTTACAGGAGAGTCATGTGTAAGGTTATCGGTTCAAAACCTGTACAATCTCTTGTAACGAATGATGAAATAGAAATTGATATATCATTTAGGGGAGTGTGGAATATTGGAAATCATTCGGGATATTCATGGGTGGTGGATTCAATTAATTCGTTTCAGTAACTTCTTCTTCGGCTTCCGGTTCTTCCGGAATGGTCGGCGTCTGTGCATCAACCGGAGTGGCACCTTCCGGGACATTCGGAATATCAACTTCCTCGAGGCCGCCTTCCTTAAATCCTTGGAAAACTCGCAAGGCACCCTCCATGCGAAGGACCTCCTGTGTCGCCGCGGCGATGGATTCACTGATTTTCTTGATATTCTCCTCGACGTTAAGAATCGGCATTGTACTATAATATATTATATAAAGTTTTTATTCTTTAAACTAATAACGCGATGGGTATACTGACACGCACCGGATACCTTACCAGTGACAGACTTCAGGAAATAAAAAAGGACTTAACAGTAAGACCCCTGTGTAATAACGAATATGGATTTCCTCCACCGCCTTTCAAAGTATTTAAACCAGCGAAGAATGGAGTGTGCATTCCAAGATTCTACGGAATTGATAAGATGGGGGCTCCAGGAGAAGACAGAAGACCAGAACCGGCCGGGGCTTCTATCGTTTTTCGCGGAAAACTTCGAAATGAAACCCATCAGGTTGAGAGCTGTAATAGGGCTGTTGAAAGAGGCTCAGGTATCATCTCCCTTCCCTGTGGGTATGGCAAGACCACCGTTTCGTTAGCCATCGCGAGTAAATTGGGATACAGAACAATGATTATAGTTCATAAACAATTCCTAGCTGACCAATGGAGAGAAAGAATACATCAATTTTGTCCGGGTTCGAAGGTAGGTATAGTACAACAAGATAAACTACAAGTAGAAGGATACGATTTCGTTATTGCGATGTTACAATCCTTAACACAACGAGAATACAGTTTCAAAGACTTTGAAAGTATAGGTACATTGATAGTTGACGAAGCTCATCATATTTGTGCCCGAACATTTTCACAGTCACTATTCAAATTATGCCCGAGACATATATTTGGTTTGTCAGCAACACCACAAAGAAAAGATGGACTCACAAAGGTTCTTCATTGGTTCATGGGACCAACTATTGTGTCTATAGAGAGAAAGAATCAGGATCAAGTAGATGTATTTCCCATAGTATATAAATCACAGGCATATGAAAATCCACCACCTTGCACTCGCTTTGGTAAGATATCTCTTCCCACGATGATAACAAATTTAACAGAAGACAGGGAGAGGAATATAATGCTAGTAAACCTTGTCAAGAAGGCGTCATCGGGTACGAGACAATTGCTAGTTCTCAGTGAGAGACGACTCCATTGTGAGATGTTACACCAATGCTTCCCCAAAAATTCGGGACTCTACATGGGAGGCATGAAAGAAAAAGATCTCCAAGAATCCAGTAAGAAAAAGATCATTTTTGCCACATTCAGTCAGGCGCATGAAGGGTTGGACATACCATCCCTAGATACAGTCATTCTGGCGACACCCAAATCCGATATTACACAAAGCATAGGAAGGATAATGAGAGAAACAGCAGGAAAAAAGAATAATCCTCACATCTACGATATTCACGATTCATGGTCGATCTTAAGTGCTATGTACTTCAAACGTTTGAAAATATATAGACAGGGAGGGTTCAATTTGCCCACAAATCTAAATAAGATCGATGACGCAGAATCACCCACCGCATTCACTCAGGGAAAGTGTCTGTTTTTATAATGTACATTATAAATATATACCGATGTCAGGTGCTCTGGTTGAGTTAGTAAGCAAAGGTGCACAAGATGTGTATTTAACAACGTCGGAAGGTATGAGTTTCTTCAACTTAAAATATCAACGACATACCAATTTTTCACAAGCCCCGAAGCTTATAAAAGAAATATCTACTGAAGACGTTTCTATTATAGTGCCAGTTTGGGGAGATTTGTTAAATGCGATGTGGTTTGAAGGGACAAATCTACTGAATTCCTTCTTCGGTGCTAAATTTTCCCTCTATATTGGGGGTCAAAAGGTTGATTCATATGATTTTGATTACAGTAGTGATATATGGCAAAATTACATGGCAGATACATACACAAAATCCCAAGAAATTAACAATAAATGTTCGACAACAAATCCTAACTTTTTATCGCTTCATTACTTTTTCGGAGATAATCAATCGTTCATTCCCCTCGTCGCATTACAATTCCATCAAGTTGAGATTAAAATAGACTTTGCCCCGGGAGCAAGTGCTCAAAATATCCGGTGTTACGGAAACTACATTTACCTCGACGCCGAAGAGAGGAGACGATTTACGAGTAAGAAGATGGATATTATTATCACCCAATGCCAACAAATTAAAAAGACACTTGATTGTGATGATACCGAATTTTACGAAGAAAGGGCAACAGAAGCTCAAAATGAATACAACGAAGCCAACAAATTATTACAAGCATTACAAACAGCCACTCCACCAAATCCCACAGCAATAAATGCCCAACAATTAGTGGTCGACGAAAAATTGGATGCGTACAATTCAGCACAGTCAGCCTCTACAAGTTATGTAACATCCACAAATGGTTATAATGACATCGATCTCTCACAATTTAACCACCCCGTAAAGTCTCTGTTTTTTGGTTATACAACGAAACAGGCAATTGTTGAAAAGGACTATTTGACATTTAAAACTGCCGATATCCAAATCAACGGAACACCTTTATTGGAAAATATGAGTCCTCTCTACTTCCACATCGTACAAAATTATAATCATACAAAATTCGGAATTATCCAATATGACGAAGACAAAGATTGTCCATTTTATACTAGGTATTTCGCGTATAACTTCTGTCTAGATGCTTCCAGTTATAAACCAACGGGGACATGCAATTTCAGTCGGCTCGATAACGCAAAACTCATTCTAAGAAATGTGAAAAAGGGATACGAGCGCGCGGAAACGGAGGAACTTATAATTTATGCGGTAAATTACAATATATTACGAATAGATAAGGGAATGGCAGGAGTTTTATTTGCGAATTAAAATAACACTCCAAACATGGAAATTAACATCTTATTTTAAGTAGTGCTTATTGCAGCCTGTCTGTTGCTGCCAATAACGCAACTCCTAAAATAAAGAACAATACTAGATAATTACACTCGGTATCTTCCAAACCTTTAGGGTCAGATTGGTTGACAGGTTTAGACACTTTTTTAACTTGTTCTGGTGTCGGTGGTTCCTCTTCCTCGATGAAAGCGTACCCTATCATACTCTAGGTTTAGAGATTAATTTCAGTTTTCTTTTTTCTTCGGGTTCGCTTCTTGGTCGCCGGCGCAGAAATTGAAACTTCCTTGACCTCGCCGCCAGTCGATTCTCCTGAGATGGAAACGATATCGGAGATGTCATCTTCCACGACCGGAATCTTGGTAGTGGTGGTAGTCGTCTCCTTTGGAACTTCCGGGGTAGTATTAACCGGTAGCGGCGGGCCAACCATACCACTCATCAGGCTTCCAAGATCAATGCCCGGACCCTGCATCTCATATTGACCCGACGACGGAGCATCATCAACGTCGGGACTTTGTGTGGCCGGGGGCACCGCCGTCTGAGCTTTGCCCATGTTCTGAGCCGCTTGCATCATATTTTTCATCATCTCCGGGTTTTGTTTCAAAACATCTCCCATGTTCGGTAAGGATTTCATCATTGTAGAGGTCAAGTGGAACATCATGGCAGAACCACCAAGCATGAGTATTAACTTAACTTCCGGAGCGACGTGCATCTTCGTTCGGTACTTAACGTACAATTCTTCGAAGACGCCATCGTAATCATCCTGGTTTTCCATCACTGATTCACTCCAACCTTCGAGTTGAAGATCGAATGGGTTGTAACGTTTGTTAAGAAATTCAAGACCTGTGACACAAGCAATCAACATACGCTTGGAAAAACGAACGGATTGATCAACCTCAATAGAATACATCACCCTTTTCACTTCGGCGCGAAGCTCATCCACGGGCGAATACGCCGTGAGACGTTTATTCACCGAAAATCCTTTTTTCTCTAATCTAGCAATTTTATTCATGAGATCGGCCTTCTCGTCGTCGATGGTTGCAAAATTCGGAGACGGTCGTTCCTCTTGTTCTTGGCCGCCGTAATCATTTCCACCTCCACCATAAACATCATCATCTCCCATAAATGTGGGATCCTCACCATAATCAATTTCTTCTTCTTGCTGTCGGGGCATTTCACTTTGTTTAGTTGGATTTACAAAAGCATCGAGTGCTTCCTGGTGCGATGGAGCAGGCGCTCTCCCCATCGGTCTATTGTTTGTCGGTCTCTTGGGCTTTTGAATTCTCGGCGCCGAAATTTGAATCTCGTCCATGATGGCCTGTTCATCATCATCCAATTTCATCACAGTAGCATTTCCACGATCGAGTGTTATCTCTTCGTCCATCTACTCTTTAACTTGAAAGTATTAAATTATCTTTAACGCACTTTATTGTAAAATATAATATTAAGTCATTATATAATGGATACCCCAGACCGAGTCCGAGTTGCGGTTAGTATAGGATTGGTAGCTTTGATATTAGTCCTGTATGTTATAAATCGAAAAAGTGATAAATACTTACCGAAGCCGATAACAGTTAAACCGGCTGGAGACACAAAAATAAATGCCCTCGAAGATGATATCGCTTGTATTCCCGGCCCCGGAGAAAAGTCGGCATACTATACCCGACGGGGAGGCAATAGAAAAACCTTCACACCAGGTGGTGTATGCGGTGGTCAAAAATCCGTCGAGGACAGTGCCAATTATGAAATTGTGGATGGAATTGGCGGACTTTTAATCTAGGAGTATAATAATAGACAGGACGATGACACTGCCCGACACAGAATATGAAACACATACGGTGCTCATAGATAATTTGAGTCATTCTAGCAATACGGACTTTGTGGCATTCTTTCCGAAGCCCCTCGAAAATGTTGTGGAAGCAAAATTAATGGCAGCCGCCCTCAATACGAACGGTGATGCTCAACGATGCATCCATATCTCAATAGACGAACTCAGATCCACATTCACCCAAACTGGAAAAGCTGACCTTTCGGTGGCGAGTTCCAATATTGAATCTGTTTTCGGTACTATCATGTGCGAACACCGTTTGCACGGTGGTTCCGGTGCCCAAAAGGCCGTTTTCTTCAAGGATGATTACGACATCGAACAACAATATATAACACCTATTCTCAAACTCGATCGCTTAACTTTCGACCTCGACAAACAAAATGGCACACCGGCGAGTGTCCAGGATGCCGTGTTTGTTATGCGATTTAAGTGTCTGAAAAGAAACATGAAACCTTTCTAGTCAAAAAATAAACTTTAGTTATTATAACATGTCTTCTGGAATTGTACAATTGACTGCTGTGGGTTCGCAAAACGAACAAATCACAGGCGATCCAGAAGTCTCGTATTTCGTATCTTCTTACAAGAGACATTCAAACTTTTCACAGTCGCTCGAAGAACAAACCATACAGGGGGCAGTGAATAGTGGATCTTCATCCAAAATCCGATTTGATAAATCGGGTGATTTGTTGGGATATGTATATTTGTGTATCTCACAAAACGGCGAAGCTAAGGATTCGCCGGATTGGACAACTTTAATTAAAAGTGCCAGCCTCTTAATTGGTGGTCACGTTATCGATAAACAAACTTCCGATTTCTGCGAAAAGATTGCCATAGATACAATGGCCACAAATACGTCGAGAAGTGCGAATGGGCCCCATGGTGGTAAAAGTACGCGTTCATATTTTTATCCCTTCCGCTTCTTTCATTGTGAAAACGCACAATCGGCAATACCTCTTTGTGCTTTATCTTATCATGAAGTCGAAATTCTTATCGAATGGGGAACCAGTGCGGCAGATTATGAATGGGAGTGTCACGCAAATTTTTATTACCTCGAAGAGGAAGAAAGAATAAAACTCGCATCCGAACCCCAGAATATCTTAATTCAGCAAGTACAACAAAATACAGCATCGGGAGAAAAGATTCAGGAATTATATTTTAATCATCCAGTCAAGTATATTGCGTCTACAAATACAACTCTATCGTCGGCCCTTACATCACCGAGTAACAAAATAAAGCTGAGTGTAAATGGAACCGATATAGGAGTTATGAAATATGCGAAACCGCACTATATTGACGCGAGTGCGTATTACCACACAGAAAATGTCACTACTCCGGACTTTTTCATGTACCCATTCTGCTTAAAAACAAATAGCTTACAGCCCACAGGGACACTCAATTTTAGTAGATTAAATTCGGTCAAATTATGGAGTGAGAATTTAAACATAGATGATGATATTTTTGCCGTAAATTACAACATTTTACGAATAAATAACGGCATGGCGGGGATCCTTTACGCAAATTAAAATACGTTCATATATTAAATGGTGAAGAATCTCAATACCATCGACCGCTCAGAGAGAGTCAGGTTAGGTAAATGGACCGCAGATCACCAGCCGGAAAACACCGTCGTCCTCAATGCGACGGGGGAGATGTTTCCTATGGTTACCGCAAACTCCTTTTACGTAGCACCACTACGGTATGATTTAGGACAAAGAACACTTTCAAATACAATTGTATATAACTATTCTACGAAAGAGATCGTGGATATTGGCCCGGGTTCTATTTCGGGTCTGGATGATATATTGGTATCGTCTAATGTTTCAGTCTTTCCTATGAAATTGGTAAATAACGTGACTGGTTTAGTTACAACCTCAAATGTGGGCGTCGGAAATACAAATCCAATACACTTATTGGATGTTGGAAATAACTTTTATGTTACTCGTTCCGGTGATGTTTCTATTGGAGGGAATCTGAATGTCACTGGTAATACGACAATAGACGCGCACACCCTAAAAATTAAGGATAGTATATTGGAAATAGGTTCAGATAATACACTCGGGGTGAATGATTTGGGATTTTCACTCACTCGTCCCGGTGCGGCGAGTAATGTCGCCATGGTATTCCAAGAACATAGTAATGTATTATCGTTTGGTTATTCAGATACCGCCGCACAATCTAATACTATCGCATTCAGTAATAATTCATCCAATGGAATGTCCATGCGAGTATATGGCGACTTCTCGGTCAATGAATGGAAAATGATGCAAACCGATGGTATTACAACCACAACAAACTACGCCGACAATACAACCTCGATTACCGCACCCTCGAAGGGGGTCTTAACATTAACGGTTACATCCGAGCATGCCGGATACGGTAATGAATACGAAGTCAAAATAAATGGATCACGAATCGCGTTACTGAATGACGATAATATGGGACCCGTTTCTATTAATCAGGTATTATTGAAAGGTGATGTGGCTACATTTACAACTACAGGGTTTGGTTTTGTGTTTTCGAATTTCAGGTTTGTCCATACAGATACAATTTTCTCTTTAATGAATAAAAATAACACAAACACGTTTGTTGTCTATGATCAGAGTAGAGTTGGTATTTTAAAGTCTGTACCTACACATACCCTAGATGTGGGTTCAAATTTATACGTTGATGATAGCGGTTCGAATGTCTTGGGTGTTACGGGTAATACCTTTATAAGTGGAGATTTGGATGTTATGGGTAATGTGAATTTTGCGAGTAATCTCATTATTGGGAGCAATTTGGATATAGCTGGCGATGTTACAAGTAATTTAGATATACTCGGAAACGTGAGTGTGGGTAGAGAGGTATCTATTACGGGTAATACGGTTGTTACCGGAAATATTACAACATCAAATAATTTAACCGTGGCCGGTGGTGCCGTTATCACGGGAAATATTGAAACTTCCAGTAACCTGACAGTAGCCAAAAACACGACTGTAACTGGAAATCTAGCCACAACGGGTAATATATCAACTGCGTATAACCTGACAGTAGCAAAAGATGCGACCGTTACCGGAAATTTAGAAACCGGTTCAAATCTTACGGTTGGTGGTAACTTGATTACCGCCGAATATCTTACGGTTGGTAAAGATGCGAATATAGCCGGTAACACCGTTACAACGAGTAATCTCATCGCAAATAAGGATGTCGATATATTTGGTAATACCGTCATTTCTGGTAATTTAACGACGTCGTATCATGCCACGATTCACAAAGATGCGAACATATACGGAAACCTAATCACAACCGGGAATCTTACAGTTTCAAATAATCTCACCGTTACCCGAGAAACAGAGATATCTGGAAATCTCGAGACGACCGGAAATATCACTACGGCGAGTAACCTAACCGTATCAAAGGACGCAACTATTTCGGGAAATACGAACATGACGGGAAATCTTACCCTCGGAGGTGGTATCGCTGTGACTCTACACACATATGCCAGTAGTTTATCGGTATCGAAAGATGCGACGGTCTCTGGTAACTTAACCGTCACGAAAGATACGACCGTTACCGGAAATTTGGAAACAACCGGCAACATCACGGGAGATTACAATTTAACGATAGCAAAAGATGCGGCTATCACCGGAAACTTGGCAACTACGGCCAATATATCGACTGATTACAATTTAACGGTGGCAAAAGAAGCAACCATAACGGGAAATCTGGCGACGAATGGAAACATTACAACATCCAGTAACCTCACAGTGTCCAAAGACGCAACCGTGACAGGTAATCTGGCCGCCACGGGTAATATATCAACCGCTTATAACCTAACCGTAGAAAAGGAAGCGACCATTACCGGAAATTTGGTGACAGATGGAAATATTACAACATCAAGTAACCTCACAGTATCGAAAGACGCGACGGTCACCGGGAATCTGGCCACCACGGGCAATATATCGACCGCATATAATTTAACGGTCGCAAAAGATACAGAAATCACGGGTAACTTGGAAACTACGGGTAACATCGAAGGGGCGTACAATTTAACGGTGGCAAAGGACGCGGCCATCACCGGCAATTTAACAACTACCGGAAATGTATCAACCTCCTATAACTTAACGGTCGCGAAAGATGCGGCCGTTACCGGTAATTTAGAAACCACAGGTAATATCACCGGGTCATACAACTTAACGGTGGCTAAGGACGCTGCCGTCACTGGTAATTTGACAACTACAGCTAATATAGGAACCGACTACAATTTAACGGTGGCAAAGGAAGCGACTATTAGTGGTAACTTGGCAACCACGGGGAATGTCACGACATCGAGTAACTTGACGGTCGCCAAAGACGCAACCATAACGGGTAATATCGTCACGGAGGGTAATATTACAACATCCAAAAGTCTGACGGTTTCGGGGAATGTTGATATTTCTGGAAATGTGTCCATTTCCGGGAACTTAATACACGAAGGAAAAACCACCGTTATTAATTCCGAAAATGTCATCGTAAAAGATCCAATAACTCTTTTGGGGAATGGATTTAGTTCCGATACCATCGATTTCGGTCATGTC